GCCTGCTTGGTACTCTCCGTCATCGGGTGCAAAAGATAATAATCCGGTCCTTTTTTCTGGTATCCCTCTGCATAGGAAATCGCAGAGGAAAGGCAGCGGAGCATGAGGGGATCGTCCGCATCATGCTCCACCACCAGATTTTCTTTTAACGGATAAAGAAGGTCCTCTGCGTTCATCCTTATCCTCCTTATACGCCGACTTTCATCTGTAAAAGCTTCACGCTCTCAGGCAGGATGAGTTTTCCGTCCACGCGCTGTGTCGCCTTAAATCCGACTTGACCCGTTGCGGCAAAAAGCTCGTTTAATCTTTGGAAAGACCTGCCTTGACGATCGGCAATCCAGTAATAGGAGAAGTCGCCGAAAGCAATCGCAAGAGCTCCGGCTTCCGCTAATGGCACAAAGCTTGACGTATAGACCGGACGATTGAGGATGGTATCCGGCGTACCTGCCGTCAAGGCCGGCTGCCAGAGATACTGCCCGGTATTGTCTTTCAGCTTTCGAATGAGCTTCACCGTCGCATCGTTCATGATGAAGACGGCATTTTTCCTGTAGGGCGCACGAAGCGAATAGAAGAGGTCAATCAGCTCATCGGCTGTCACTGCCTTATCCGAAGCGGCCGTAACGCCCACTTCACCTCCGCCCGTAGTTTGGAAAACGCCTACAGGCTTGCCCACACCGTCACCGATGAGGAAGGCTTCCTCTTCTTTAGAGCCCATGCGTCTGCCGAACTCTTTCGCAATATAACTTTCAAGGTCAAAGACCGAGTCGTTTAAGAGCTCTTCGGAGACTTTCAGCATGGTCGCCAGCTTATAGGCGCCGATGGAGACCTGACCGAAGGCGGGATCGGATTCCGGGATAGCCGCTTCCTCATCCACCCAGCTGGCCGTGCCTTTCGTCGCAACGACAGGGATTTTGCGGTCGCCGGAAGAAGTCTGGATGACGTGAGCGAGCTGTCTGAAGATGTTTTCTTCTTCCAGGGCTTCTACCAGAGTCCTTTCAAACTCATCCGGGGCCAGATAACCGCCCTCGGAGTCGGTGCCGACCTGCAGGGCATTGGTAACAGGGGCATTCTTCTTTCGCATAAGGTTCCAGAAGTCCCTTTGATAAGCGTCACTTCCTCTGCCGGTCTTGTCTTCCTTGTCCTGCATGGGGTTTCCCACCACCGGACGGCTGATCGCTTCACTAAGCTTCATGTCCATGTCTCTTTGGCGTTCGAGCCTGTCGATTTCTTTTCCGAGGTCTACAACTTCCTCTTCCATCTTTTCGTAAGCCGCCGTGTCTTCTGCTGAGACGATGCCTTTCTCGTCTCGCTTGTCCTCTAAAAAGGTCTTAGCCTTTTCCCAGGTTTCAAGGCGCTTGTTTCTCAGTTCCTGAATTTTGTTCATTTCTTCGTCCTCCTTAATGACGTAAAAGTTCGAGCCGTTTTGTAAGCTCTTTGTATTTCGTGCCTGTTTCTTCCAAGTTGTCCGCTTCTTCATCGGACCCCGCTTCTTCCTCTTTCTTTGCTAAAACCGCATCGGCACTGATCTTGTTTAAGACCGTGCTCATCATCTTTCTTGCGGCAAAAGCCATACCTTCCTGAGTTTCTTCATCCGCTTCCTTCTCTTCATCGTCTCCGGTGAAAAGAAGGCGGTCACAAAAGCCGAGTTCCTTGGCCTTCTTTGCATTCATCCAAGTCTCGTCATCCATCAGGCGAGAGATTTTATGCCTGGAAAGCCCGGTTTTGAGTTCATAGGCGTTAATGATGGATTCTTTGACTTCGTCCAAGATGTCCAGTGCCTTTTCCATCTCGTCTTTCCAGCCGTAGGCGGAAGTTTCGGGATTGTGAATCATCATCATGGAAGAAGGACTCATCAACACCTCACCGCCCGCCATCGCAATGACGGAAGCGGCAGAAGCGGCAATGCCCTCAATTTTCACCGTGATTTTGCCTTTGTGATCCATGAGCATGGTGTAGATCTGTGATGCCGCAAAGACATCGCCGCCGGGTGAATTAATCCACACCGTCATATCTCCCGGATGACTTTCCAGCTCCGATAAGAAAAGAGCCGGTGTGACTTCATCGCCAAACCAGCTCTCTTTTGCAATCGGACCGTCCAGTCTCAGGATGGTTTCTTCCTTTGGATCTCCTCTTTGAAAGACCCAGAATTTACGTTTCCCCATCTCTTTTCACCTCCTTGCCGGAAAAGATGCCGGCATCTTCAAGTTTCGTCATGTTGCCGTTGATCAAGTACAGATCGCCTCCTTCTTCTTTTGGTATGAGATTCATGTTTTCAAGCCGCCTGATGTCATTGGCACTCATCCAGCCGTTTTGCCTTGCCGTTGCATAGCCCCTCATTCGGCTTTCATAGTCGCCCCTTAAAAGCCCGTCGACATTGAACTCAATGAAATAACGCTGTCTTTCAGCGGGGTACAAAAAAGCCTTGTTCATGGCCTGCTCGAGCCGTACCAGCCAGGGCCTTATCGTGTGAACAACAAAACTGATGGACTGGTGTTCGATATTGGAAAAGGTCGCCTTATCGAGGTCTGCCACCAGATGAGGAGGAACTCGGTAGATGCGGCAGATTTCTTCCGTCTGGTACTTTCTTGTCTCAAGAAACTGTGCTTCATTTGGCGGAATCCCAATTTGCTTATAGGTCATGCCTTCTTCCAAGACAGCGACTTTGTTGGCATTTCCCGATCCTTTAAAAAGATCGTTCCAGCTTTCTCTGACCTTGGACGGGTCTTTAAGGGTTCCCGGATGCTCCAAAATACCGCCAGGAGCGGCACCGTTTTGAAAGAAGCTCGCACCGAACTCCTCGGTTGCCATCGACATGCCGATAGCGTTTCGTGCCATCGCAATCGGTGAGTAGCCCACCAGTCCGTCAAAGCCAAGCCCCGGGATATGAAGAATTTCCTCTCTTCGAAAGGCAATGTTACTCATCCCGCTTTGGTAAAGGTAGATGAGTTCGTCCGTCTCCGCCCGGCTGACCTGCATCTTGTCCGGCATTAAGGGATAAAGCCCAATGATTTCGCCATGTCCATTTCTTACAATCTGGGCATAGGCATTGCCCCATAAAAGAAGATGGGTCATCAGGGTTTCCCGGAAGATGAAGGATGTCATTTCCGGATTGGGGCTGTCATGCAGGAGAAAATACAAAGGATGCAGTGTATCCCTCCTTTTTCCTTCCTCGACTTGTCGATAAAGATGCAAGGGCAGGCTCGCAACAGTCTCAGCAATCACCCTGACACAGGCATAAACCGCCGCCGATTGCATGGCATTTTTCTCCGTCACCTGTTTGCCGGAAGAAGACGGGGCAAAGAAAAACCGGAACACCGACGGTTTGGTCAGCTCCGGCTTATCCCTGCTTTTGAATAGGTTCTTTAAAAGTCCCAGAGGACATCACCTCCTTATCGTTTCTAAAAGAGCAGCAAGCCCCGCTCGTCGTATACAGAGCCGAGGTCGCTTCCCTGATTTCGGATCGCCCGGTCAAGTGCCATAATGAGCGCCACCGCACCGTCAATCCGCTCGGTCGATTTTTCCTTGTCCGGCTTGATGTTTCCAGCAGGATCTGTCCTTACGAAAATATTATCCACGCACCAGCGAAGGACAGGATGTGCTCCGTGAGCGAGTTTTTCTTCCAAGACCAGCTTCATCAGCTCCTTTGTCGGAGGGCTCATGTCCTTATAGCCCTGGCCGAAAGGAACGACGGTAAAGCCCATATCCATGAGGTTCTGGCTCATCTGCACCGCACCCCAGCGGTCAAAGGCGATCTCTTTGATGTTGTACTTCGTACCGAGGTCTTCAATAAACTGTTCGATAAAGCCGTAATGCACGACATTTCCTTCAGTCGTAAGAAGAAATCCTTCTTTTTCCCAGATGTCATAGGGCACATGATCTCGGCTGACTCGAAGCGAGATATTGTCTTCCGGTATCCAGAAAAAGGTAAGAACGTAATAGGGCTCGTCTTCCGTTTCCGGAGGAAAAACCAGGACAAAGGCCGTCAGGTCTGTGGTGCTTGAGAGGTCAAGCCCGCCGTAACAGATGCGGCCTTCGAGTTTTGTCTCATCAACCTCTAAGTTACAGGCATCCCACTTTTCCATCGGCATCCAGCGGACGGATTGCTTCACCCATTGATTAAGCCTTAATTGACGGAAGATGTTTTCTTCCGCCGGGTTCTGCCTTGCGCTGTTGCAGGCGATCCTTAATTTTTCAATATCGACGGTTATGCCAAGAGAAGGGTTGGCCTTTTTCCACACTTCTTCATCCGTCCAGTCTTCCTCCTCGTCCGCTCCGAAGATGACAGGATAAAAGCTCGGATCCCGTTTTCTTCCTGCAAGGATATCCTCCGCCTTTTGATGGACTTCCCAGCAGATGGAGTGCCTGTCCGTTCCTGCTGTTGTAATCAAAAAATAGAGCGGCTGTTTTCTGGCATCACCAGAGCCTTTGGTCATAACATCGTAGAGCTGACGGTTCGGCTGAGCGTGAAGCTCATCAAAGACAACCCCGTGAACGTTAAGCCCGTGCTTGGTATAGGCTTCTGAGGACAAGACCTGATAGAAGCTGTTTAAAGGCTTATAGATAAGGCGCTTTTGTGAGATCAAAGGCTTGATGCGGGCTTTCAGCGCAGGGTTTTGTTCCACCATCTGCACCGCCACATCAAAGACAATGGATGCCTGCTGGCGGTCGGCGGCACAGCCGTAAATCTCACCGCCGTGCTCGAAATCGCCGCAGGTAAGGTAAAGGGCAATGGCTGCCGCAAGTTCAGACTTGCCTTGCTTCTTTGGAATCTCAATATAGGCCGTATTAAACTGCCGATAGCCGTTCGGCTTCAAAATACCGAAGAGGTCTCTTACAATCTGTTCCTGCCAGTCAATCAGCTCAAAAGGTCTGCCGTACCATTCGCCTTTGGTATGTTTCAAAAGACTGATAAAGGTAACGGTGCGGTCTGCCGCATCTTTGTCGTAATGGGAGGAGGGAAGCTTAAATTTTGTCGGTTTGTAGTGTTCTCGTTTTCGCATCCAAGCCTCCTTTGCACATAAAAAAACGACCCTTCAAGGCCGTACCACGAGCAAAAGCCCCGCTAAGGGCTGATGCTTCTTATTTGTCAAAAAAGTTTAGTTGTATTCGTGAAGCAGGATGGCCAGCGCCTTTTCCGCTTCTTCCGATGTCGGCCGGATATCCCAGCCCCGATCAAAATTGCAGACGACCTCGCCGTTAATCTTGAGCATCAGTTTGGATATCCTGCCTTTGTCAATCCCGTGTATGCTGGGCTCATCAAAATGTTTCAGCCAATATTTGCAGGCGGTGTAGCCACCGTCTTCCTTTGGTATGCCAATGGTGCCTTCTTTCCACATGGCCTAATCCTCCGTCTTTCCTGTCAAAATGAAGCGGACGTATGCCTTGGGGTCGTCCTCTAAGAAGCAGACCAGCTCATAATAGTCACGCTCAAAGGCCAGCCGCTGAACGGTCTTCACGTCAAACATGTTGGTCAGCCCCGTATCTCGAATGGCGAGGATTTGTTCTTTGATAGTCTCATTCATGGCTGATCCTCCGTACCAGATCTTCACCGTAGGCTACGTTAAGGCCGGATCCGTTATCCCAGCGGACCATGATCGAGCCGATGTCATCAATGCCGATCACCGTGCCTTTTGTGCCGACGGGCGGGGCAAAGGGGTCATCCATTTTCAGAAGCTCAATGCGGCATCCCGTAGGATATTCTTTTCTTAGGGCTTCACGCCTTGCCTGGCTGATTTCTCTCATTGCTCTGCCTCCTTGGGATTTCTGAAAGCGGAAGAGCCTTCGAGGTTTTTCATTAGCAGCTTCCTTGCTTCCTTGAACTCGTCGCCGATGTAGCCAAGGCGCAGGAGAAAGCAGCGAAAGGTATACTTTTCATTGTCCGTCCGGTTTTCTTTCTCAAGCACTCTGGTCTGAGCTCTGGCGCTGGCAACCAAAAGGCTTATGAACTCGGTGTAGATTCGCGCTTCATCGGCTGTGAGGAGCCTGTCAAACCAGGGAAAGTTGACTACCCCAATGTCATGCTCCACCAGGATGCGGTCTGCGCCCAGAGCCTTTTTGATGAGACTGCCCTTGGAGCGCAGGATCAGATCCAGCTTTTCAAGCGTCTCCGTGGAAATCTTGTCGTCCGGAAAGCTGATGGTAAAGCTGTCGGTCAATGGGAATCCCGCCGCTTCCAGTTTTGCGGTCAGCTCACGGATTTCACTTTCGCCGAGCGCTTTGCCCCAACAAACCTTGCCGTCACGCTCCACCGTGGTCTCGCCGATCTTGTCTGAGCAGGTCGGCACGCCCTGGTATTTTGCTTTTGTTCCGAGAAGGTCAGCCAGAGTCTCGGCCAGTTCTTTTCTTGATTTTTCTTTCAATGAAAACTTGGTCATCTCGTTTACCTCCCTCTTTCCAATTCTTGGAACTCCTCCCAGGTAATCAGGCCGTCATCGTAAAGTTCGTAGTGGGCGTTTCCCCGGAAGTATGCCCGCTCTTTTTCCTTGGTCTCTTTGGCAAATTTCAGGTACTCGTTCCAGCCGATCTTGCCTTCGTCGTAGAGTTTTCTTTCCGGAAATCTTTGGTAGTGGGCTTCCTGTTTTGCCTTGCGGTTTCTTGTCGCTTCCAGAAAGCTTTGTCGTTTTAGTTCTTTGTTTGTCATGGTCTTTTCCTTCTTCTTTTTGTATGTACATGTTCGCTCGGAAAGGGAGGAAAGCCAAGGCCTAAAAGCCTTATTTATCAGGCATTTCGGCCTACTTTACCGACAAATATACAGCCTGAAATTTGTCACTATTCCACAGTTTTGACAAGCTTTTTATAAGGGATTTTCTTGCCGTCTCGCTCTACAAAAACGTCCGAACTGTCGCCTGATTTAAATTCCACATACCGCCTTAAAATGACCGATGCGTACTTATCATCAATCTCTGCCATATAGCAGATGCGGTCGGTTTGTTCACAGGCGATAAGGGTGGAGCCGCTGCCACCGAAAAGATCCAATACGATGCTGTTTGCCCGGCTTGAGTTTTGAATCGGATAGGATAAAAGGTCTATCGGCTTTGAGGTCGGATGGTTCTCGTTCTTCTTAGGCTTATTAAACTGCCAGACTGTTTTTTCCGCACGTCCTGCATACCATTCATGCTTGCCCTTTTTGTTCCAGCCAAAAAGGATCGGTTCATGCGACCACTGGTAGGGAGATCTTCCAAGCACCAGCGAGTCTTTTGCCCAGATGCAGACACCGGATAAGTGAAAGCCCGCATCTTCAAAAGCTTTTCTGAAGGTAAGACCTTCCGTATCTGCATGAAAGACATAGGCGGAAGCTCCGGCTTCGGAAACCTCGATCATGTTCTTAAAAGAGCTTAGGAGAAAATCGTAAAACTCCTCCGCTTTCAGGTTATCGTTTTTAATGGAAAGGCCCGACGCACTCTCGTAACTTACCGCATAGGGCGGATCGGTTAAAATCAGGTTTGCTTTCTTTTTGTCCATGAGCGTTTCCACATCCGAAAGATTGGTCGCATCGCCGCAGATAAGACGGTGCCTTCCTAGTGTCCAGACATCGCCCGGCTCTACAAAGCTTGCTTCTTCCAGGGCAAAAGTTAGGTCAAAGCCGTCTTCCTTGGTCTCAATCTCGCCTAAAAGTTTATGAAGTTCAGCGTCGGTAAAGCCTAAAAGGTCGAGGTCAAAGTCCGCTCCTTCCAGTTCCGAAAGCTCTATCGACAGCATTTCTTCATCCCAGCCGGCGTTCAGCGCAAGGCGGTTATCCGCCAAAATATAGGCACGCTTTTGCGCTTCGGTTAAATGCTCCACAAATACGCAAGGGACTTCCGTTAATCCTTCTTCCTTGGCCGCAATAATTCTGCCGTGCCCTGCAATGATGTTGTAGTCCTTGTCAACCAGGCAGGGATTGATGAAGCCAAACTCCCGGATGGAAGATCGAAGCTGAAGAATCTGTTCTTTGCTGTGCGTTCTGGCATTTCTGGCATAGGGAACGAGTTTATCAATGGGAACTTTCTCAAGGTGCTCCGTCATTTTCATAGGCTCACCCCCGCATGAAACAAAAGTCCTGCCAGGTCGTTTTCCCAGGGAAGTTCACTGTCACCGAAGTGCCCCTTGATGGCAAGAGGAGCATAGGAATCCCGCCTGAGCTTTAAGTAGTGAATCATGGGCAAAACCGACAAGGGAAAGAGTGTCTCGCACTCTTCCTTAATCGTTTCTATGTCCTTTGTCTCAGTACCGAAGCAGTCAATATCAAAGTACAAAGGCTCAGGCCTTCCAATAGCGTAAGCAATGGACACTTCACATTCCTTTGCAAGACCTGAAGAGACGACACTTCGTGCGATGAGCCTTGCCATATAGGCACCCGACCTGTCCACCTTGGTCGGGTCTTTCCCTGAAAAAGCTCCTCCGCCATGTCTTGCAAGGCCACCATAGGTATCGACAGCAAGTTTTCTTCCTGTTAAGCCGGTGTCCGCTTCAGGACCGCCGATAACAAAGCGTCCTGTCGGATTGATATGGATATCTTCTTCCTCAAAGGGAAGCACGCCCTCTAAGGCAGGACGAATCACATGAGTGTGAATTGCCTTCCTGAGATCCGCATTGGAGATGCTCTCCTCATGCTGGCTGGATAATACGACCGAGTGAATCCTTGTCGCTTCACCGTTCTCATATTCCACGGTCACAAGGCACTTGCCGTCAAGCTTTAGTTCAGGGATGATGTTTTTCTCCCGCACTTCTTCAAGTCTCATCGTGAGCCTTCTTGCCAAGACTTGAGGAAGCGGAAGGTATTCAGGTGTTTCATCCGTTGCGTAGCCGTAGACGATTCCCTGATCACCCGCACCGAGCAGGTTTTCCGCTCGGTCAACACCTTGTGCGATGTCGGGGCTTTGTGCGTGAAGTCTTACTTCGATCTCGAAATTTTGAGGTTCATAGCCCACATCAAAAAGCACATCTCGCACAATATTTTCTGCATCGAGAGACGCTTTGCTCGTCACTTCTCCCGCAACTAAAATAAGCCCCTTTGTCGCCATCACTTCTACCGCAACTCTGGAGCTTTCGTCACCTTTCAGATAGCCGTCCAGAATGCTGTCAGCAATATAGTCGCAGAGCTTATCCGGGTGACCCTTCGTCACGGACTCGGCTGATTTATAATGTTTCATCTTGTTTTTCCTCCGCTTCAATGATTTTTCTTGCCACCGCTTCTGCAACAGGAACCGTCACGGCATTGCCTGCCTGTTTGTAAAGCTGAGATTCCGAGCAGACAGCGGCTGCTTTTTCATAGAGATGATCCGGAAAGCCCTGAAGCCTGAAGCATTCTTTCGGCGTAAGCCTTCTGATGGCATAGTGATTGCCGTCGCTTAAAAGCACACCGTGCCTGTCTTGACCGGTCAGGGTAAAGGACGGCTCGCCGTCTTCTTTCACACGCCTTGCTGTCTTGGAACGGGGTGATGAGCGAAAAGGTGTAGATACACTTCTTGCTTCAAGAACTCCAGTCCGCATGCCTTTGTTATCAAGGCCGTGTCCGTAGGTCGCAACGATGCAGGTCGATTGATCCCTCGTTTTTACTTTGCCTTTGCTAACCGTCATTCCTTCCTGCGAAATTAAATAGAGCCCGGTTTTCGCACCGAGCCCTCCTGCTGAAGATTGGATTGTGCATGCGACACCTCCGGGATCATAGACCCGGTAGCCTTGGGGACCGCCTACAAGCCTTCTAAGATGCGCATCGTTTTCTCCCTCGAAAGGTAGTATTTCAAATCGACCTCTTGTTCTAAGATGTCCAATAAGGAAGACACGCTCTCTTGATTGGGGCACGCCGTAGTCTTTGGAATTGAGCACCTGCCAGAAGACGTCGTACCCTGCTTCATCCATTTCAAGGAGAACACGGGCAAAGTCCCATCCGTCATGAATGGATAGCAGGTTTTTAACGTTTTCAGCGACAAGCCATCGGGGCTTATCTTTTTCTTCTTTGCCCTTGACGAGGTCAAGGACTGTAAAATATAGGCCGCTTCTTTCCGCAGAGACTCCTCTTTGAAAGCCGGCAACTGAGATATCCTGGCAAGGAAAGCCGAAGGTCCAGCAGTCTGCGTAGGGGATATCTTTTGACTTGATGCTTCGTATGTCTTCACAAAACCACTCTCCCTTCGTGTCAAACATTGCCTTGTAGGATTCAATGGCAAATTTATCGTTCTCGCAGCTTCCGATACAGCGAAAGCCCGCTCTTTCGAATCCTAAGCGGAAACCTCCGATTCCTGAAAAAAGATCAATCATCGTCCGCATCTTAGTCACGCTCCTTTTTCTTTCGAAGGAGCCGCTCCATCATGTCGTCCTGTGGTGTGGAGATAAAAGCGGTCGTCGTGTTTTGCTTTACAATGTCAAAAATCTCATACCAGATGAGATTGGCCTGCTTTTGGAAGTTCTGGCTCATCGATACGAAAGGGCTAGCTATCGCTCCGCCTGTTGTCGGATGCTTTCCTAACAGGCCATAGGTGCTGACCGCTTCCTCACACTGAATGAAGCGGGCAAAAGCCTGTGCATAGGATTCAATAAGTCTCGGATTGACGAGCTTCTCGCATCGTCTTTCCTTTAGCCAGAGCCAGGTCTCCTCGTAAATTTCATCGGCGCCTAAGGGCTTGCCGTCCTTTTGCCGAGCGGATAAGTAGTCTGAAGGCTCAGGCATATCCTCACCGTATAAATCCGAGATGCCTTCCGGCTCATCCGGAGCAAAAAGGGTCTCCGGGTCAAAATCGTGTGTTTCTAATACATTTGCTTCTTTTCCGGCGGCAATCTTATCGACTAAGGGTTCCGGCTTGCTGCCGGCCTTGACACGTCTTCCGCCTCGGTATGTTCCGTCTCTTGCCACAAGGCACCTCCTTTCCTGAAAATAAAAAAGGGGGTTAATCCCCCGTTTGAATTGAACTTTTTTTGCACGGCGCCCACCGCCCGTTGCTCGGAAAATCTTCCGCAGAGATTGAGATCCCCCCTACCTAAGTCAGCTCCACCTGTCGCCACGCTCAGCATGGATTCTCGAATGGCAGGACTTGCAGAGAGCCATCAAGTTTTTTTGTTTATTTGTTCCGCCTTCGGACAAAGGAATGATGTGATGAACTTCTTCAGAGGGAGTGAGCTTCTCGTTTCGTTTGCACTCCTCACACAAATGGTGAGCCTTGATGTAGCGGTCACGGATTCGTTTCCAAGCTCTGCCGTAGCGTCTTCTTGTCTCTGGATCCCTTTGGTATTTTTCGTATCGTCTTGCTTCCTCCTGCTCATGCTTCTTACAAAATCTTCCCTCAACAAGCTCGGGGCAGCCGGGATAAGAACAGGGGCGCTTCGGTTTTCTTGGCATCAAGCACCTCCCGCATAAAAAAACCTGCAGCATCGCCGCAGGTCTTCTGAGTTTTTTCCTAGCTTAATAGTATCAGGGTTACTAGTTACAAAGCATTATCAAATCGTTTCTGTTTGTTCCATTTCGTTCCAAAGTGTCTGAGCGGTTCGGTCGGCTGAAAAAGCAGCTTCCAAGGCACACAGAACCTCCTGCTTCTTCCTGTACATAGAACTCTTGCTAACATAAAACCTGTCCGACGCTTCGGAAAGAGAAAGCCTGTCCAGCCACAAAGCCTTGATGACTTCCTGCTCCTCACTTGCCCTTGATCGTACAAGCCAGTCCAAATAGGAAAGCTGACGAAAGCGCATCTCAGCGTGCTTCAGTCTATGATCAACGGCCGCATCATTGACAAAGTCGGCACAGCCTTTTAAGTGTTTTAAGACTCGTCCAAGTTCTATCGTGTCGCCCGACGGCTCCGGCATACTCTGCTGAAGCATCGTCTGCAAGAGATACAAATCCGCTTCCAGTTCGTTTTTATAAAGCTCATAGTTTTCCAGCAGTTTCTCGATTACCATCGCATAATTCCTCCTTCCGAAAACCGAAGTATTGATATTGTCTTTCTAAGGTCTTAGCCATTCGCAGGGTAGCTTTCTCTTTCTTTCTTAAAAACTCTACGCCGCTTAAAGAAAAGCGTTCACAGACCTCACCCCAGTGTCTGCCTTCCAAAATGTCATAAGTCATCAGGTCTCGGTAAAAGCTCGGCAGGGCACGGATGGCGTAGCGGATGAATTCCACTTCCTTGGCGGCCTTTTCGTATTCCTCCGTCATCTCTCTTTCCGTCTTGTGATTGATGAGCCAGGCAAGCCTGCGGTAAGAAGTGGCGATGTAAAAGATGCGGTTATTGGAACGCTGTCTTTGTACTCTGACCTCATCACCGGTCTTTCCGGGAAAGGTCAGCATCTCCAAAACCTCGCTTGCTGTAATGGGAATAAACTGTGCCATTTCCTGTTCCAGCTCTTTCATCCTTTTGGTGTTCTCGGGGTAACATTTAAGCATTTCTTTGACTTTCTTTATGCTATCCATCCGTCACCCTCGCTTTCACCGCCTGCATTAAAGCTTCCTGTGTGATGTCCTTTTTCTCTAAAGCACGTGCCACATCTCGGTCAATCGTGCCTTCAGCAAGAAGCCTGAAGATGACAACCGTATCCTTTTGCCCCTGCCGCCAAAGCCTGGCATTGGCCTGACTGTAAAGCTCCAGTGACCAGGGAAGGGAAAACCAGATCACGGTAGAGCCGCCGTGTTGGAGATTGAGACCGTGTCCCATCGAAGCGGGGTGAGCCATAGCGATTGAGATCTCGCCTTTGTTCCAAGCCTTAAAGTCTTCAGGTGTTTTAATTTCCACTGCTTCCTTGAAACGCTCTTTTATCCGGCTTCGTTCATGGCGATAGTTGTAGTAGATAAGAACGGGCTTTCCGTTTGCCGCTTCGATTAGGTCTTCCAAGGCATCAAGCTTGGATGAATGAAGCTCTGCGATGCTTCCTTGGTCGTCATAGACAGCACCCGATGCCATCTGGATGAGTTTATTAGTAAGAACGGCAGCATTTACAGCATCAATGGTTTTGTCCATTAACTCCGCCACCATCTCACGCTCCATCTCCATATAGATGTTCTTTGCTGTATCCGAAAGCTTTACTTTCACATCCCGCTCCAGTCTTTCCGGCATCTTGAGAAAGTCGCAACTTTTCATAGAAACGCATAGACCGGATAAAAGACCGTAAATAAACTTCTCTGCACCGGAACGGGGCTTGTAGGAATAGACGATATAGCCGTTCATTCGGTCAGGAACAAAGAAATCCGCCCGGTAGCTTCCGATGGTTTTCCCGAGACGCTTACCCTGATCCAAAAGATAAATCTCCGACCATAAATCCATCAGCCCGTTAGTTGAGGGCGTTCCCGTAAGGCCTACAACACGGTCAATGCCGGGACGCTTTTTCCGAAGTGCCTTGAAGCGTTTGCTGGACGGATTTTTAAAGCTCGAAAGCTCATCAATCACCAGCATGTCAAAATCCCAGTCGCAAAGCTCACAAAGCCAGGCGACATTCTCCCGATTAATCACATAGATATCGGCAGGAGTTTTAAGAGCCTCGATTCTTTCCTTTTCGCTGCCCAGAACCTTGGAGATTCGAAGAAAGGTCAGATGATCCCATTTTTCAAGCTCCTCCGTCCAGGTATTCTCCGCCACACGAAGCGGGGCGATGACGAGAATCTTAGAAATCTCAAAGTAGTCAAACATCAATTCCCAGATGGCGGAAAGTGTGATGACCGTCTTCCCGAGACCTGGCTCTAAGAAAAGACCGCAGGCCTTTTTCTTGATGATTTCCTTTTTGGCATATTCCTGATAGTCATGAGCCTTGTATTGCATTAAGTATCCCTCCGATATCTCCCGGATCATCCAGGACAAAAACCTGAAAGCCCAGGCTCCTGATTTGTTTGTGCCTTTTAAGCTGCAAGGCTCCGGGATTTCTGCCGGGTTTCTTTACTTCCACAAATCCCATCCTTCCTCCGGGAAGAAGGATGAGTCTATCCGGCACACCGTTCCATCCGGGAGAGACGAACTTTAAACAAAGCCCGGATCTCGCCCTGGTTTCCGTCAATAATTTATGTTCAATCTGTTTTTCAAGCATTTTTATTTCCTCCGTCAAACATTGATATTTCAGGCTTTTCTTCGAGAGGGTGCAGGTCGGTGCAAGTCATCTAATAAACTTCTCTATATAGAATTTTTGACCTAAAATTTTCGCCCTAAAGGGGTTTTATACAAAGACCTGCACCGACCTGCACCTTTTGACTTTTAGTCCATAAATTCGGACTTTAAACGAAGCCCTAAAACCACCATTCCAGCTTTCGTTTTCTTCCGTTCATAGCCTTCAATTTCAAGGGCTGTATAAAAGTCCGCCGTGCTTCTCGTCCATTCGCCTGTTCTCTGGCAATAGGCCCTGTAATCCTGGTAAAACTCACCCGACTTTTGCGTGTATGATGGATCAATCTCACAGCATTCTTCGAGAAAGCCTGAGAGCCAGTCGTTATTCTCCCGGTATCTATGAATGGCATCAGCCACACATTTGGGTACAGGGATTTTGAAGTCTTTATCGATGGCTTTTCTCGCGCCCTCAATAATCCAGGAAAGAATCGCTCCGCCCGCATGTTCCACCAGATAGTCCGCATAGTTTTTGATATCCGCCTTGCCTTTAATCTTGGCCTGAAAGGGAATAACGATGAGCCTTCGCCAAGTGCCGTCATCATTCGCCCCAACTTTGGGGAGATGGTTCGTATAAAGGACAAGGGTATGGGTCGGGGTAAACTTGAAAGGGTCTTTATATTTCTTTTCGCCGGAGACAAGGTCTGTAGAACAAAGCTGTTTGATGACGGAAGTATTAAGCCGCATGCCTTCTTCAAGCTCTGCCGCAATGACCAGTCGTTTTCCTTTCAGCTCCGCAATCTCAGGCTTTACATTCCTTCTGCAACCGACCGTTAAAGCATCTGCCGAGATTGTGCCGCTGTAGTTTCCCAGCACCTTGGCAATGGAGTTCCAAAAGGTCGACTTGCCGTTCGAACCTTCTCCATAGGAAATAATCAGGGCTTCCATATAGACCTTGCCGATAGCGGAAAGCCCTACAATCTGCTGGACATATTCGATGAGTTCCTGATCGCTTAAGAAAAAGCTGGACACCGCATCAAGCCAGAGTTTCTCATTTTTCGTATCAGGCGAGACCAGAGTGATTTTCGTCATATAATCTTCAGGCTTATGCGGCACCGCTCCTTTAAGACCTTTTGTGAGATCATAGGCAGCCGCAGGCGTGTTCAGCATAAAATCCTGGCTGTCAAAATCCTGAATCATTTTAAGAAGCATGGGCTTTGCCGCCTGAAGTGCGGAAGTGACATACTTCATGTCACGCCTTTTCATGACAAAGTTTTTATAAGCAAGGGCGACTCGATACAGATCAAATGTTTTCTTTTGTTCCGGCTCGATAGCTTTTTCAAGCGTCCTGCCGCCTGCCTGAATGAGATCTTGAGCTACCCCTGATTCCGTGAGAAGCTTTGTTGCTTTTCCAAGCACAGCCTTTGCTTCTTCCAGCTGCTTATCCAGAAAATCCTGACAGACACCGACCGCTCTTTGCTTCGATTCCTCCCAATGTGTCCCGTTATAGGTCATGTAATCTGTCGCATCGGTGTAGACGAGGATCTCGCCTTTTTCCCTGGTCAAGACCTTAGCCTGACCGATGTCCGAAAAATCGGGCGGCATAAGTGAGAAGTCCTTGCCGTATTCTTCCGGAGGGATATAGCCTTTCTGTGCCGATACTTTCTTTCCGAAGCGCATCGCACTCTGCCAGATGGTTTGAAGTTCATGATCCGGAAGCGGAGGATTACAAAGGTCAGCCTTTTTAAGAAACATCTCAAGAGCTTCCTCTGTTGCGCCAAGCCTTATGATGATACGGCCGGCATAGTGTGAAAGTGTCTTATTCCTTGAGCCTTCAGGGATCTCGCTTTGCGCTTCATCCCACTTAGCAAAATCATCTCGGATAAAGTCCGTGATAAGCTGATCGCCTTCACGCCAAATGACCTCCGTATCAGGGTTTCCGTACATGAAACGGGCACTTCCCAAAGCCCCGGCATCGAAGAAGGAAAAGATGTCTGCGAGTTCTTCTTTGAGCTTTGCATAACCCTCACCATCCTTTGTTTCAGGTATGGGAAAGTAGACATGAAATCTCGGCCTTGCCGATCTCATGCCTTTTTCCTTCATGTGATTTCTGCTGGTAGCGATAGCAAGAGAGACACCCTCAAAAAGGCTTAGGATATCCTCAGGTAGAATCCAAGTCTCAGGATCATCGCTTTTCTCGTTATCACAGTCCATGCTGATGTGATCGGATTCGATGAAGTTTGCATTGCTGCGATAGTTGTTTTGATACCTTGCTGCCACATGGTCAAAGGAGACGGTATCCTTGAAAGCCGCTTCATCCGCTACGTCAATCCTGTTCGGATAGTAGACATTCGACTCCTGACCGCAGGTATCTGATGTGTAAATGGTTAGTTTCATTCGACTTCCTCCTGCACCACAGGGATTCCCAGCTTCTTTGCCGCCTGTATTTCCTCCAACATGCCAAAGCTAATCTGATGGCCAAAGACATGAACCTCATCGCAGTGGCGCATAATTTCAAGGTTCATCTCCATTGCTCGCTCTCGCTCACTGGCTTTGCTGTCATCCATAAATTGCGGAAAGAGAAGATGAGGAGCGATGGGAATGTCACCTTCCTGAACAATTTTTCGGCAGTATCCCTTGGCCTGTTCTGTGTTCGTCCTGATATCTCCCCGATAAGGTGAGCAGACATAAATGAGTTTGTTCATATAAAAAACTCCTTTCGATAATTTTCGAGAGGAGCAAAACAAAAGGGATAATGATCCTCTCACTATCCCCTTGGACAAGTTATGCAGTTTTGGGCAAAGAAATCTAGTTTTTTAGATGTACGTTTCTAAATCAAAAATCTCGGGTGAATTAAAACGTATCTCATTGGCTTCACGCCTGACATTGAAATTCGACGCCTCTAATAAACTTGATCTTAATTTTAACTTCCCTTCTTCATCTTCTAAAACATATTCTGTCTTGTTGTTACGAATATAGGTAGAAGTCTCTCTAGAAAAACCATGTCGCTGTAATAAAATTGTTAGCGGGCTAGTTGTTCCGTATTCGACATATTCATACCAATTGTTGTCAAACTCTGTTGCGCCATGAACGCGTTTATATTCATTTGAAAATCTTAAAAAATAGTTTGAAATACTGAAAAGAATTATGTTCTCAATAACCTCTAAAGTATCAGATATCACACTATTTCGATGAGGAAGATCGTCCTTGTATGTTGTCTGTTTGTAGTTGTACCAAAATGAATGGGGGTTTTCCTTTCTAAAATTAAGCGCCCTACTAATAATAAAACTAAGGCCATGCCCCTCCATCCATTGACTCAGAATAACTGCATACCATCGAAGTAGAGTATGTTGGCCATCTTTTACTCTACCCAGAGTAGTTGATTCATACTGCTCCCACTTAAATATGCTACAGAGCTGTTCTAAAAAATTCAGGATATCATTGTATACAAACTTTCCTGAGCTATCTTTTTCCGGGTAAGCTAGGCCATTTTGTATAGCACGAACAAGGTTTGATGTTTGATCAACAGATATATTGATGTCATCATCTTGTTGAACCGTTTTATTTAAAAAGGCTTCTCTGATTTTCTGCTCATCTTCTGCGGTTAAATACTCCTCAAATTCTCGTTTAATTATACTATTGCGATTGTGTGTAATATCATTTACTAGGATTAGAGCAAACTTTCGCATCATCAAATATACTTCTTCTGAGATGCCCTTCTGTTTTTCTATAGATACGCTACCGGAAACCAAAGTCTCGACAATAGCCTCTTTTTCTGCTTTTTTTAGCACATTGCTACTTTCAATGGATAGCACTTGTTCCGGCACATTTTTATCCAATAGTTTTATATATTCTTCTTTCTTTGTTTTGTTTTTTTCAGATACAAAAAACACATTCCCGTGCAAATTGTATTCAATCCGCCCAACACGACCGATTAGATTTCTAAAATCAATAGGTGTCATCTTAGACCTACTTATTTTGCTGCCCATTATAAGTAGATTGTCAGCCGGTAGGTTAACCCCTTCCAAAAGAGTACTTGTACAAAACATCGTACTAATAGAGCCCTCGCGGAATAAATCTTCTATGCGCATCCTGACCGCCGACGGCAAATAGCCAATATGATATGCAACACCCCTCCTAATTATCTTTGCAAGATAATAATCAGAATGAATTTCTCGTTCAATATCCCTAGCTAATTCATTCAATCTAGCATCATTTTTATCTTCCAAATTTGCAGCATAGTTGATTGCATTATCTATAGCTTTTTGCTTACTTCCATAAAAGACAATGGTTTGTTGATTTTTAGCGCCATTTTTATTTAAATGAATATTATGCAAACAGTAATTAAGCAAATTATCCACTTCTGGCAAAGCGCCAATATCAATAACTTTATTGGCGCGTTCATTATATACACTGATTTTTCCTTCATTTTCGTCCACGAAAAACTTAACCTGTACTACTGGCGAATAGGTAGATGCTAAGCTGCGTTCTTTATTAGCGCTCTCGGCTGACAATAATCGCAAATAGACTTCTGGATTAGGTACATTGGGAGAAGCAAAAATAAAATGCGGGTGCGGTTGATTTCGATTAAGCAACAAATTAACCACTTGGTAGTAAAAAGGCGCCCGCCTATTTTTCCCAGATAACTTGTGCGCTTCATCAATAAAAATATAATCAATTTTTAAATCGGGTCTTTCGATAAGTAAATACAACATTCTTTCCGGAGTTAAAATAAAGATGAAATTATGCTTCTCCTTTAATACAATCTCACCGGAAGAAGTAACAACACGATAATTATACTTTTCGAGATCAGACTTCATATCATTTATAGTCTGACTGCGCATCTCATTTATTAAGGCCTTTGTCGGCACAAGCAGGGCATAATTATTTTTCACTCCTGTTTGAACTTGCGCTTTAATAAATTTACGCATAATAAAGGATTTACCCATTGAAGTAGGGCCTGAATAACTGAAATATTCGTCCTTTAAACGCTGATATACTTTCTTCTGCGCAGCAAGAAACTTCATATCAGTTTCTCCAGGAATTGCGAGATAATCGCTTCGGAACGCAGAAAACAACTCATCAAGCATATCCGTATGATCAACGGCACTTGCAATAAGTTTTCTGCCAGGATAATTGCCTGTATTTGAAAAAACAAACCCCGCATATATTCTTATTGTTTCATTATCAGGATGGGAGTACAGAAGCAACGTAACAATCTCTTGGGCTAGGATATGGTGTTGCTCTCTTTTTTCAGGATGCGTCGATTTTGATAGAAGATCGGCAAAACGCAAAGCATCAGTTACATTAAGGTCTGCATAATTTTGAATATGAGTGAGATTTAATTGTTTAATTGCATAGTTGTATAGAATTTGTTCATACAATTCATTCAGATATTCATTTTGATCAATATCCGAGAAGAGGAGGTTCCCTATTTTATATAGACCTTTATTAGCCATCTGTGCCCCCCTCTCCGAAAACTTCATTCATGATTTGTTGCTTATCATTAGCAACATCATTTAAGGGAACAAAATAAATGTAGAATGAATAGTTTCCTAAATTAAGATTATTTATTTTGTCAATAATGTATTGTGTGTGAGCCTTAATATCCGTCTTCATTTTTTGCTCAAGCTGCACTTCAAAGTCTTGATTCGTATAATTATTAGGATTAAGCCCCAAGTCGTAAGCTAGAAAAATCCCAAAAGCCGTATCGTATGAAACTCTACGTTTTTTTCCTTTTTGCGGAAGCAATAGGTCTTTGATTTTTTGAGCCGTACTCTGATCAACAGTTTTTGTGAAAATGGTATTTTCTGCCAGTAAAATTTCCTGTTCGCTCTTGGAATGAATCTTTGCAACTCGATCAAATGCAGCATCAATGGCATCTTTAACATCTCCAACAATGCTGGATGTTCCAAAAACAATGTTATAGTAAGAATTCCCATTGGAATTGGTCGAAGATAAGAAATGGATAGCATCACATTCGCTATCATAGCTTCCTGACTGTGCCTTTAATTCGACCTTGCTTAAAATCTTAGGAGCTTTAAGTACCTCTTCCAGAAAAACATAAAGAAGGATTTCCCCGAGATCATTACCACTATCACGTTCGCCCGGATTAGCATTTGCCTTCATTACATTCATCGCATCAAGCCCTACACTAAAGGCATTCCCGTCAAGTTCATACTCTTCAATTTGTGCTCGAGAAAAAACATACTGCCCGATGTTTCTTTGTATAAATTGCTGCAAATGGCCAAAGACATAAAGATTGTTAGAGACCTCAAGGTGAAAAAGGCGCAACTGTTCCGGGTTTCGCAAATTCAATTTTTCAGAATGTGAAACCTCAAAGAAAATATTATTGAATAATCCTCCATGAAGTGTTTTATCTGGCAAATTTCCCATAAATCACCTATAAATCAGTTTTGTTTTTTAGTTCAATAATCGATTCATCTCCACATATATTTCTTATCTTCAATCTCAACGGTTCTTTTTCTGACCTTATAGTTCCATTCCAGAAATCCTTTGTTCCATTTCCGTTCACTGTGATATGACCTTTTTTATCAATCTTAATTTCACTGTCGGAATGCCATTCGCCATCGTTTGAGGTGCAGTCCAAGGAAAGGTACTCGATACACTCTAGCCCTGTATCACTTATCTGTATGGGCTTGAATTTATTCTTTCCCGTGCTTTGCGCCAAAAAACGTGTGTTGAAATCATCTATTTTTCCTAACACTCGGTCACTTACAAAACGGTCTATTTGGACAACATATTCTTGCAATAAAGTGCTTGGGTCTCTCTCCACAGACCACTCAACCTCATCATTAATAATTACATCCGATAAAACTGCTTTCAGATCCTTTAGCTCTACTTCTATCATCGTTGGATTTTCATCGTGAATGAACTTACTTACTTCTTTCTCATCGACGAGGTCAATGTAATAAAGAATAACTTTCTTCGTTGAAGGCGCTAGGTCAGGAAGGCGAAGGTGTATAATTTCATTCATAGTAGGTAAATCAAGAATTTTCGCAGAGCTATCCATGAGGTTCGGTACATAGACAGGAATACGCCCCAGACGAGAGTGGGTAAAAGAGCCGGCCCAAAAATCACTTAAGTTTTCATCCTTTTTCAATCCTGGAATTAAGCTATAGAGCTTATCCATCGTCTGAACAGGATTTCTAAAAAGAGACACACCGTCTTGAATCTCATAAACAGAGCAAGAAGCCCCGTCCTTGTATAACCTATCACGCATCATCTGGATGCTGTTTATACCAATATCAGAGGTTATGAAGCGGCGATTGAGCTTGGATGCTACTGCCGCAGTAACGCCGCTACCGCCAAAGAAATCACATACCAGCATGTTTTCATTAGAAGATGCCTTGATAATACGTTCAAGCAAGGATTCTGGTTTTTGCGTAGCGTAGTCAACTCTTTCTTGAGATGTAGGTATTTGTTGGAAAGACATTATGTCACTCCAAACATCACCAATTGTTTTACCTTCCTTTATAACCTCATCAAGATATCGGATCTTACCTCTTCCATCAAAATACTGTCTGCCATTTTTATCAACTTTATTGAATCTGTCTAAATATTCTTGTTTATGTTCCTGTTTTTGTTTATTGAAGACCTTTTCAGCTGAATTAGCGTAATAAAGAATTGTGTCATGACCTCGCACCCAGTTATTAGCTAATGTTTTAAATCCAGATAGGACCTGGATATCCCAGATAATTTCTCTTTGAAAGTTTTCCTCACCAAATATTTCGTCTAATAAAACTTTCACGTAATGAACCATATGCCAATCCAGATGAACATAAATACTGGCTGTCTCACTCATTACAGATTTAATGGCAACAAGATTCTCAAACATCCAATTGAGATACCTTTCCTTATCCCAAATGTCGCCATACATCTTTTCTTCAAAGCTGCGGAATTCATCCGTCATATCTACTTCTTCGCCTATATCAGCTAATTCTTTTGCCTTATCTTTCAGCTCCTGCTCTGCTTTTTCGATAGCATCGGCTACTTTAGGATTGCGACGAATGTAAACTTGCTTGGCGTAATCAGCACCACTTGCAAATGGAGGGTCTATGTAAACCAAATCTGCTTCTATTCCGTGTTCTTTCATATAGGCACAGGTAGATAGACACTCTCCGCGAATAACCATGTTCTCATTTTCAGAGGCACCAACTTGCTCTATTTTTTCAAGCTCGTAATAAGGCATTCCCCGCCTTACATGTTCGAAGACTTCAGTATCTCCTCTATATCTGAGAGTTCTTCTGAAATTATTTAAAAGGGCCTGACCCTCAATAGGCTCCGGAGAGTAGGGTACATACTTCTTTGGCATATTTAATCCTCCACAAAAAATGTTTTTATTGTTCTAATGGCTTGTGACAAACGTTCTTCTTCCGTCAAGGTATCTTCCAGATAAAGATAGTCAAAGCGCTTGTATTTATAACGTGCATTGTTTTCGTTGCAAAAGATATTTTCCACGAAAGCCCTTTTTCTTTGGAAGTTTGGATCATTTGCATATATTTCACCTTTTGTCTCTACAATGAGAGCCTTATAGATTGACTCTCCTTTTTGATCGCGCTTTAAAATCAAAAAGTCCGGCGTGTATGACCCGATATATTGATGTCCGCCATTTTTCTTGTAGCAACGTATTTTAAACTCCGTCAAATTATCGTCGCCGTTATAGTAGATTTCTAATTGAAGATTGCGAAAATCTTTTAGAGTCAAAACTTCCGATAAGAATTTCTTTTCAAAATCACTATCCATGCGGTAAGGAAGATAGTGATAAGTGTAATCCACATAATTTGCCACGCTGTACTGGGCCTGAATATCTTTTACAAGACCAAATTGACCGATATTTTTCAACGATTCAATAGCCTCTCTTACTTCAGGAGTCAGAACAAGCTGACCGGCATCATGTGAAACAATGCGTTCACACTCATCCTGACCAGGCATAAACCTGTTTGGATGTGCCGTCTCGATTTCCGGGGTGAAACGTATAATATCTAGTAGTGCCGCATTTCCCTCGATAAACTCCTCTTTTTTCTCCAATGAGCGCTTGGGAATGAAACTTTTTCTTATGGAATCCAAAAGCCCGGAATAGATATAGGAAGAAGAAAGGTAGTGAACACCTTCGTCCTCGTAGGTGATCTGTTTATATAAATTTTTAACGATTTCAGCATGTGATGCAAGACTACCGAGAGAAACCCCCGTGAAACTAGTTTTTGCAATATCCCTTATGAAGTCAAGGTATGATAGTACCCGCTGCCCACGCTCTTTTTCTAACACACCAACTTCGGAGCGTTTGCCTGTGAAATCTTGAGTCCAAGTGAGAACATCCTGTTGCTTTGCCTGTCCAGCAACAGAAATAAGAGAGCTTTCTACATTCAGAGGTTCTTCGTTAATAAGAGCCTGGTACTCTACCTGAAGCTGATAGTGGTTAAGCTCGGGAACTCTCAAACTTTCCATGCGATTGTACCTTTTTAATGTTTCGTAATTAGAAGAACCGCCTTTTTGAAATTCTTCAAGATTTGTCTTATGTTGCTTCGCCAATTGATCATTTAAGATTTCTGCATTTCCATCATTTAAGACGATTAAAGCTGATTCTTTTTTACCTTTTTCTACTTGGCGCAAACAACGGCATGAAGTTTGTAAGACCATGTTTTTCGGCGAATCACCAGTTTGAGATAAGATGACTCCCGTTAAAGACCGACAATCCCATCCTTCTTTTCCGATTTGAACAAGAAGAATAATCCGAATTGTTGAAAATGGCTGGTCTAATGCTGCAAACTTAGCCTCGTTTTCTGCCGGCAAGCTATAGTCCTTATTACTACGATAATATTTCAAAATATCAGTAGAAGGATTAAGTCCATATTCGACTGCAATCCGCTCAACCAGAGGATATACTTCTTCTTCCAAGGTTTTAATTTGGCCACAATAAATGGCAATCTTCGCTGTCGTTCCATCTTCGTATACCTTGTCCGCATACTGCTCAAGAAATTCTCGCAATCCGTCTTCGGTGATGTTTAAGCGATTTCGATCTGTAGACACCTGTACCTTAGGTATCTTTAAGAAATTACCGATACCCTCAACCAATGGATAGTAATAAACAACATTCGTTATTTCCTGCATGGCAACTTCTAAGCTGTCGTTTACAGAGAATTTTTCTTTCTTAGAAAGGTAAGGGGTGCCTGTAAAACTGATTACAGAGTGGAACTTGTCCCCTTCGGCCCATCGATTGATTACCCCTCTTAATTTAATGTCATCTGTTGCGGCATGATGAACTTCATCGACAAATACGCTAAGGTTGGGAATCTTTCCCAGTAAATTTCTAAGCTCGTTGGCCTGTTTGTCCTTGTCATCTTCGCTATCTTCAAAAAAGTTTAGTTGCCCAGATTCTACCGTGATACGGTCAAGTATGACTTTTTCAGCATTGGTAATCGCCACTAAGCCGAAGAGCTCCTCAAACGGCTGATGCAGAGCGATTTTTTGAACGTTTGGATTACGAACTCGATTAGAGCGTTTAGCACTACTTTTCTCATCCAGAACTTCAAACTTAAGTAACTTTTTGAGTTCCGAAGCCGCCGGTTCAGGAATAACCCAACTGGGATCAAATTCCTGAATCGTACGCAAACTTGGAACCACGGAAGACTTTAAGCCTGAAGGCGCCATAATAACAAAATTATGCGCAAAAGCCTCGTTTTCCGGTTCATTCAAAGCAAAATACAGATCCAAGTAGATGAAAGCTGCCATTAAATATGTTTTTCCAGCACCCATAGGAAGAGAAAAAAGATAATCCGTATAATTTGCGTTATAAAAATACTCCTCCCAAAATTTCGCAGCATTTATTGCTTCAGAATCTTCTTGAATCGCATTAATAATTTTTTGAGATACAACTTCACCATCCGTTTTAAGGCTTGCAAATTCATACATCATCAGTAATGCCGGATCTGCAATCATTTTTTTCTTTACGCTTACTGCTAGCGGAAGTTCCGACACATCCAATGAGGAAAAAACATCTGTAGAGAACAACTCAGCTAAGGACTTAGCTTGATGCTCAATTTTCAAATATAAATAGGTTTTTATAGCTTCAATTTGTGCATCGCGCAGGAAAGCACACTTTGTCATGTAAGAGATAAGATCCTTGATTTGGCAATTATCAGAGCCAAACCACTCATCTCTCTTTTTTTGAATAATTTGATTTATCATCGTATCTGCTTGCCTCCTGCTAAACTACTCATGATCAGCACTATTACGCTCATCAGCTCCTCCTGAGCGAATCCAATCATCTACTTCTGACAACTTAAATTTCCAAAGTCGCCCTAATTTATATGCGGGCATGTCTTTTTTCTCGATCCATTGGAGAATACTGTCGCGCCCAACGCCAAGGTGTTCTTGAATTTCTTTCATGCTCGACCATTTTTCAACTGTGTTGTCGTCCACTTTCTACCTCCAAGAGTTGTGTATTTACCACATCTATTACAACGTTTAATACATTTGTATCACCTGGAAAGCAATCTTGATTATTTGCATCCACCATCTTCCACACACTGATTGCCTTGTTTTCTTTTCCACGAGAATCAAAATCCACAGACAGTTTTACAAATTTGTTAGGCTCAACAGTTTGTATTGGGATTACTCTTTTTGATGGACGTATGGAAACATCTGCTTCATCCATGCATTTTAAGTATCGATCTTTCCAGGTAACTTTTCCCATGTTGTGAATCACCCATGTATGGGTGATTTTTTTATAAAAAGCCACTTGATAGTTCTGCTTAATCGGCGGGTTCTCAACCCAAAGACCATCATTGCGATAAAGCGTTCTGATATACCGTACATCTCTTTCTTCGGGATTATTTAGATAAGCCTGATAAGAGGCAATGATAGTTTCTCTCTCATCCTCATTTTGATGAATAATGATTTGCAACTGATCTGCCAGTGCAGCAACCCAGACCTGTAAATTAACTTCTGATTTTGGAATTCCCACCTTATCCATAGCTTCACTAGCATGTGCCACATCAAAAAGCTGCATTAAAAATTGCTCTACATTTTCATGTTGTATTGGATTTGGGATCTGCTCAGAAATGTCAGGACTTAATGCTTTCCCACCATTAAAGAGCTTCTGATAGTAGTCAGGTGAGTAGTGCAAGGATGCTCCAGTGCTCTCAAATAATTTTTCCACAAAAACTTTTTGATTTGGAATAGATGTAGAGCGCTTATATGTGAGTTTGCAAAAATCACTGAATTTCAAAACGGCACTCCTTTCTCTTCCAGTTGCAGTACCAAAAAAGAGTCCCTGCGGTACCACATATTTTCGCCCAGTACCTATAGCTAGTACCATTCACAACTTCGTAATCTATACACGAGGAATAAAACAAAGTCCTTCGTGGACATTGATGTCGAAGTCGCATTAATTATACCACGTATATCGACGTTAATCCACAAAAACGGACATTTTTCTTTCTCAAACGCTATATTTCTTAACCATGAAAAGGAGGTGACAAGTATGGCCAAGCGAAACTCAAAGCAGACTTCAAGAAAAGTTGCTCGTAAAGCTTCTAGCATTTTGCGAGACGGACGCTACAGCAAAAAGTCAAAGTCTGTGGCAGGCAGTGCTTTATCGCAAACCAAGCCTAAGCGCAAGTAATTTTACCCGGCAGTGCAGAGACAGCCCTTAACTGGACAGCCTGCATTGCCAAAGTCGTAATCCACCTAAAAATTATCTAAAGCCGATCTGTGCACGGAAAGGCAGAGGATACAGAAAACGTCAAAACACTGCACCAAGCAGTCATGGCGATTTCAGTACCTTTCTTTTCTGTGCCCATTTTTCGGCCCTAAAGGTCTCGTGTACTGAATCGCACGGGACCTTTTCTATATTCCTTTGCCCTTTCCTCCGGACGGCGGAAAGGACAAAAGATGAAAAATTTAGACAAACAAAGTCAATCCAAGAAACAACGCTACTACCCGTTAAGAAGGCCAAACGATCCCTATAGCGTCGACCTAATCCCAGTCAGTGAAGAAATATATCAGGAATTAAACCGAAGCATCAATCGAATCCGAAAGCAGGAACAGCGGGCAGGTCGCTGCTTCTGCCCAAAACACCTCTTTTGGAAGTGTGCAGCTGACTGCGACGTCTGTCCTTATCACAAAAAAAGTGAATTCCTTTCACTGGATGTGCTAGTTGCAGATGAAAACAAGGACAAAAGCACGCTTATTGACCTGATTGCAGATGAATCAGATTTATCTGAAGAGCTTGAAGAAAAAGAATTCAAAGAAGCTGTTCAAGCTGCAATTCAAAGCTTATCTCCCCGTGACCGGGAAATAACCCGACTCTTCATGGACGGTCTTAGCGAACGAGCTATCGCATCTAAAATCGACTGTCCGAGAAAAACCGTGAACTACCGAAAATCGGTCATTTTCAAAACTCTGCTGGAGAAATTAAGTGACTGGTTCTAGGCCATCAAAAACTTTTTTCAATTTCGGTTGCCCAAAATCCCTCTTCTTGTCCAAGGGGAGGGTGAAGGGACAAACGATACCTGCCCTTCGGATAGGAGGAACGCCAATGAAACGAGCAAGAGACCCGGATGACAAACAGCTGATCGGACTACTGGTCACTATCAGCATCATGTCAAAAAGATTAGCACAAGAACTCGCCAATAAGAGAAAGGAGGCCAAGTATGGAGCAGATGCAAATCTATGAACACGAACAGTTCGGAAAAATCCGAACACTGACAAAAGACGGAGATATCTGGTTTGTCGCAGCAGATATTTGCGATGCACTGGATATCAAAAACACAACTGACGCTGTTAAGCGTCTAGATGATGACGAACGGTCTAGATTCAATCTAGGTCGTCAGGGAATGACCAACTGCGTCAATGAGTACGGCTTATATAACCTGATTCTAGCCAGCCGAAAACCCGAAGCGAAAACCTTCAAACGCTGGATCACGCATGAGGTGTTGCCGGATATTCGAAAACACGGAGCCTATTTAACTCCTGCGAAGCTAGAAGAAGTACTTCTTAATCCGGACACCTTAATTCAGCTGGCAACGGAACTCAAAAAAGCAAGAGAAGAACGTGATGCCCTTTCCATCCAAAATTCGGAACTCACCGTTCAAAACACAGTCATGCAGCCTAAGGCGGATTACTTTGATGAGCTGGTCGACAGAAATCTGCTCTCCAATTTCCGCAACACGGCAAAGGCTCTCGGTGTAAAGCAAAAGGAGTTTATCGACTATCTCCTGAGCCACGGCTACATCTACAGGGATGCGAAAGGCACGCTCTTTCCTTACGCCGAAAAAAATGATGGTCTTTTTGAAATCAAGGAGTGTTTCAACGAGAAAACCGACTGGAAAGGCTATCAAACACTGATTACGCCAAAGGGACGTGAGACATTTCGTCTTCTTCTTGAAGGAGGTGTCTCATGAGCAGAATCAAGTTACTAAAAGACATTGTTGATGATATGCACGCTTTGGCGGACAGTCTGAGCACATTGGCATCGGCACTCGAGAGCGACAAGCCTGAAGCTCCGGAGCAACAAGCAAAACCTGAACTCAGCCTATCCGATGTCAGAGCCGTTCTCGCCAAGAAATCGCAGGCAGGTTTTACCAAGGAGATTAAAGCACTGATTGAAAAATACGGTGCGGAGAAACTCTCAGCGGTAGAACCCAAGCATTACGATGCCTTGCTAAAGGAAGTGGAGGGATTAAAGAAATGACAGCACATGCCATTTTATCCGCTTCTTCTTCCTACAGGTGGCTTCACTGCCCGCCCTCGGCACGGCTGAACGCAAAGGTCAAAGACGAAGCATCGCCTTATGCCTTGGAAGGTTCAGCGGCACATGAGCTTGCGGAATACAAACTGAAATCTGCACTCGGCATGAAAGCGGATGACCCGACGGAAAACCTCTCCTACTACTCAAAAGAAATGGAAGATGCGGCTACCTGCTATGCCGACCATATCCTAGAGTGCCTTGAAGGGATTAAGCAAACCACCGCCGACCCGATTGTCCTGATCGAGCAAAGACTCGACTTCTCCGACATCGTACCGAAGGGCTTTGGCACAGCGGACTGTATCATCATCGCTGACGATACGCTCTATCTCTGGGATTTTAAGTACGGAACAGGGGTGCTGGTCGAAGCGGAGCGAA